CCTTGTGACAGTTTGCCTCTGATGATGTTCTTATCCGCTATGATCGGGATGCCATCTAGGACCGGCAGCGACGTAAGGTCCGCCCTGTCGTAATAATCTTTGGACTGCCAGTGCGCACCCACCTCAATTAGGTTCGTCTGCGACTCTTTGAACTGTAGGGGATCCTTCGCCAAGCAGAGCTGCAACGGGACCGCAGCAGATCCCGCCACGTGCGAGCCGGAGAGAGGACTGGTTAGATCGATCTGCCCCGGAGTGGCAAGTCCGCCCACTGCGATCCGAGCGATCTCATAGTCTGTGGGAGACCGCCAGATCATTAGCATGTTCGCCTTGTCCGCAGTGCTCTCCCGGAAATCCGCGTTGGCAAAGTCGACCAGCAGCTGTGAGTCTCCAGCGATCACATCCTGCTGCGTGTTGCGCGCCCAGTGGAATAGAGGAACGCCGAAAAACCCGCCGTGGAACCCGTACAACGAGGTCAGCGCTCGCTGCCTCTCGTTGTCATCGAATATCTTATACCTCATCTGGAAGTTCTGGCGCGGGAATTTCCTGGCAGCTATCCTCTGCTCACTTCCGTTGTACGCTTGTATCACGTCGGTCTTGAACTGCAGGATCTCGTTGAAGGGCCTTTCACACTCGTAGGGCCACGCGGCCACCCTCTGTCCCGTCACTAACAGGGTCTTCGTGTACGACACGTCTGTGAAGTCGAACCCGTACGAAGCGGCTACGACCGGGGGGCCGGAGTCGGTCACTTGCACGATGTAGACGTGAGACTCTAGTGCCCCGTAGACTTCCGGCTCTGACGGTGCTCCGACAGGGCGTAGCAAATTCAGGCCCGAGGTCCCGGACTCCACGATGGGGCTCTCTAGGGTCTTCGCGGTGAAGTGTGAGTTCCACACCTCCACCTCGGCCTGCTCCAGGTTGAACACGTTGCCGAAGTCCATGACCTGCGGCGTTAGTATGATCCGGTCGTACAGGTCGAACCCGAAGGTCTCCAGTAGGTTGCCAACGACACCGACGTGCGGGGTGGGCGGCGGTACTGCCAGAGGGCCGGGCGGGGTAGCCATCGGCCCGAATGCTAGGTCGGCCTCCTCGTCCATCGCAAGCCACCCGCCGTGGTCGTGCAGGTACAACGGGGGGTAGGCGAGCGTGTCGTCGAGATCTGGTGTGATGCCTTCCTCGCCTGCCGTGACCGGGGCTGTGGAGTGTTTGTCCATGCTCAGGACATAGTCCCACGAGTCCGGATATCCGCCGAAGCCCCCGTCCAGGAGCGTGTGCGCCATTACGAGACCTTTCGGTACGCCAAGCCCATGAGGTTCGAGCTGTTACGCGGGGCGGACCCGAGGTCGGTCGTAGTGTAAGCGTCAACCGTGTCTTGGTTGGTCGACCGCTTCATGTGCATGGGGAAAATCAACCAGTCGTCTCCGCCGATGGTGAGCGTCTCTCCGGGGTCTCGACCGTCCATGGATATGAAACGCATGTCCGGTATGTGACCTAGAAGTATGAACGCTGTCGCCGCAGTATTGGGCGTCAGCGAATTCCAGGCATGAAGCCAGATCGGACACATCGAGCTGCGCTGGTTCCAGGCCTGCAACCCCCCTTGATATAGGGGGGCAAACATCTGGCTTGAGTTCGCACCGTAGTTGCCTGCAAAGGCGATCCACTGGAACCACCGAGACGTGGCGTCTGTAGACACGGAAATGCCCGTGAAGTCGTCGTCCGCTCGCACCCAGCCCGCGCCGCTAGCCGGGAAGCCATTCACGACGTTGAAGGCCCAGGTAGCTTCCCCGATCTGGTCAGTGAAGTTCGTGGCTGTCATGTACTGGCCACCGGTAAACCCGCCGGCTTTCTCGCACATGCCGAACGCTAGATGCCAGAACACATCCGTATCTCCCTCCAGCACCACATGACAGTACTCGCCGTCAGTGGTCGTGCCGGTGAAGAAGTGATACGCGATAGAGTTTCCGGCAAATCCTTGTTCCTCCGAGGAAGCAATGCTCCCGAACTTCACGAAAGTGCCTGTGCTATCCGACGTGTCTGTGTTGGGGCTGCCGGGGTGTTGGTCGAAGACCACATCACCCGAGTCACTGGTGTGCGGCTGGCACTTCCACCCAGAGTTGGCCCCGGAGCTTACCGGCTCGAAGCTAAAGAACGCCCCGGTGGTAGGGGTGTCTACCGTAAGCTGGCTATTACCAGGAGTGCCGTCTAACCGTGTAATCGTCCATCCGTCTGCTAGGAGGAAGATTCGTAATTTATCAAGAAGGTCCACAGGGCCCGTCGAGGTGCTGGTTTCGTAAGCCATTATGACATCTCCTGCGCCCAGTAGTCGGCGTCTGTCGCCTTCTCCACGTTCTGGAAAACGACGTGATCTGTTCCGCTGATTGATAGGGTGGTTTCAGCGGTGGCACCGAAGCCGGATACGCGTCGGACCCCCTCCAGCGTCCCGTATAGGTCAATGTGCTCTCGGGGGTTTGAATCAGCGTTTGCTCCGAGTTTGATGAGATTTATCGGGAACAGTTGGTGGTCTCCGCTTGTATGGTTCTGGCTATTATCCCACACATCCCCGACGTCTTTGCCACACGGGCCGTCCGGCCATAGCGCAATTGTGTCACCCCCACCTACGTCGTCGTCAGCCAAAAGGTCGACGCCGTCCAGGTCGCGTACATGCCCCGCCTCACGTGGTCGTATGAAACAGTTCATGCCTGCGTCGGTTTGATCCCAGGGCGTCAGGGACTTGTGGCAGGCAAGGCTACAGATCGGATACGGGTACTCTTCTGGGCTACCGTAGGGCAAGAACAGGCCCTGGTAGAAAGCGAAGTATCGGGCGGAGACCTTGGCGGTCAGCACATAGCGCCGTGCGTTCCCCGAGATCCAGTACGTCAAGTCTGTGGTTCGCAGAGGGACATACCGCTGACCGGAGTGGCCGGGCTGGTTGCTCCAGTCTTCCCCGTCTTGATACCCGGTGCCATACGCGATGCCCCAGTTCCGGGTCTCCCCGCTACCGAACAAGAACCTGATGCCGCAGTAGATGGCCTGCGTGCCGTCGCCCTCTCCGTGCCACCACAGGGCACCCGCTTCCGAGCCGATGTCGAAAGGGTTCCAACGATCAATGATCCAAACGTCTGCAGGATCAATATCGTTAGCCGTGGCAGTCACCACGAACTCGTCGCCACTGGCGAAAGGTGTGCCTCCGGCAACGAGCATAAAGGAGATGTTGCTTGGGTGCCAGTACGGAACCCCAACGGTTCCACTGTCAACAGCCCCGGTAGAACCTCCTACCACGTCGAACGCGGTATCGCTCGTCAACGAGATCGTCCAGTCCTCTGTTACGCCGCCGACGCCTCCGTCGAGGTACTTGATGTGCCCGTCCCCGCCTCCAGAGTTGTCGTAGGTTACGTCGGACAGAATGGCCTTGTCGGACATGAAGTGAACTAGCACACGCAGCAAAGCATCGTAGCCGTCATGCTGGAAAGTCCAAGCGTCGCCCTGACGCCAAACCGTTATGCTTGTGTCGCCTGCCTTTTCGTAAGCCATTATCCGAGGATCTCCCTGATAGTATTCTTGTGTGCCACCAGGGCGTTCACGATGACTTCGCTCCCCTCTGTGGTGGACATGACGTCAATCACTTCGCTCGGGTCGGTCACGTTGACGACCTGCACGTTTACTTGAGGCGGAGCCGCCGGGGCCGCCGCCAGTGCCGCGGACTGCCCGTTCGGGATCACGCTGCCGGTCACCCGGGGCGTGAAGATCTCAGGGCCCTCCTCCCCGACAATCATCGGGCGGCCTATGCCGCTCGGGCCTACGTTCGCTCCGTTCGCCGCGCCAATCAGTGGGCTGAGAGCCAGGGCCCCGCCCCCGCCGGTCAGTGCGCGCCCACCTCCAGCTCCAGCAGAAGAGATCGTGCTACCAAACCCGGCGGAAAGGCCATTCAGTATCGTCTGCAGCGCGATCTGGATCAGTAGCTTGATCAGGATCTGCTGAATCGAGCTTACGACTTCCAGCGCAAATTTCTTGAACGAGAACTCGCCCTCAGTGATTGCGTCAGTGAGCGCCCCCGTGATCGTGTTCCCGAGGTCGATGACCCCAGCCTTCACGATGGCGAACTGCGTGCCGCCCTGCTTCGCGAATTCCTTGAGCCCTTCGAGCGCTCCCATCTGCAGGCCCTGTAGCATGGTCAAGCTGCGCTGGTACTCGTCGAGCTGCAGCAGTCGCTCCTGAGTCTGCTCGTACAGCAGGCGCTCCAGCTCTAGGGTCTGCTCCACGCTTAGGTTGTAGAAGTTTGCGGACACCTCTAGCTGCACGAACGCGTCCGCTTGATCCTTCAGAACCTTTGCGACCGGGTCAATGGACGCGATGAACTTCTCGCCCATCTCTTCCTTCAGTTCCTTCTGGATCTCAAGGGCCCTAACGTCCGAGATGACCTTCAGATCGACGGCGGAATTCAGCGTGCGTAGCGCAGTCTCGTACTCCAGAATTGCGTCGCGGCCCGGCTTGTATGTGGCGGTCAAGCGCTCCACGGCCCGCAGGGCCGCTTCCTGGTTAGCGGTGAATACGTCCGAGTCGCCGGTCTTTCCGCCTTTCGTCGCGCCTGTGCTACCGTCTGCTGCGGGGGCAACGCCCGGTGTGATGAGCGCTATAGACCTAGCCTCAGCCCGCTTCGCGAAGTCCGAAGCGCCGAACAACGAGACGGCGCTTTTAGCCTTCGCCATTTCGTCTTCTATCAGGGCCGGCAGGAAGTCAAAGCCCCCTTCGAACTCGGTGAAGAATCCTTCCTTGAAATTCTGGGCTAGGACTGTACCGACAGTGGTCCCGGCGTCGTCGTCAAAGGCCGCGCTCATTAGCTCAGGGATGACGGTGAACACCTTAGTAAAATTGGTTAGAAGGTTCCACAGCCCTACGCCGATCTTCTTGAAAACCTCTAGGAAAACTCTGCCAATAACATTTACAGTGGCAATAGCCTTGGTCGCTAGGTTGGCGGGAGCGGTGGACGCGATCTTGTCTGACTCCTCTTCGAAGTCGAGCAGTCGATCGATGAAGGTGTTCATGCTGTCGATGGCAAGGTTGAACGATAGCGCAATCTGGCCCGGCAGTTTAGCGAAGTGACCGCCAATAGTCGCTGCAGCCTCCGCCATGATGCCTCTCATGGTGAGGGTAGACTCACCCACTTCGATCTGCTTGTCCTTCAGGTTGTCCCAGATGCGGATGAGGGCCTTCACGCCGACCACGACAGGCACAATTAGCAGCGCCGCGGTGCTTAGCCCGCTGAGGAACCCCACGAAGGAGACCCCGCCAATCAGGGGGGCTATGACGGCGAACCCGAACGTCATGAGACCTAGAGGCACGAGGACTGCGCCGAGCGCACCCGCCAGGGCGAAGAACAGGCCCACCATCTGCAGCACGGGCCTTGGCAGCTTAATCAACTCGCGAGTAAGCAGGGTGAGCTGCTTCGCGATCTTGGTGAAGAACTCCAGGAATCCAGACTGGGCGATCGTAATCCGCAGGCCCTCAAGGGCACTCTTCAACTTAATCATCTGACCGTTGAAGCCCTTCAACTGGGCTTCGGCAATCTCTGCGCCGCGACCAATAGAGTTCTTGACCATCTGCGCAAACTCGTCCAGAACCGGAGCAGCGTTTTCGATGATCCCTGCCGCGGCCAGAGCACGAGCGCCAAACAGGTCAATGGTCTGGGCGGGCTGCAGGCCCGCTTCGGAGATCTCGTTGAAGATGTCGATCAACGGGCGGAACTGACCTGTCACCTCGTCGCGGATGTCGATGCCGAACTTACGCAAGATCGAGTTGGTCTTGCCGGCGTCGGTCTGTAGATTGATGAAAATACGTCGAAGGGCGACACCGGCCTTCTCAGCCTGGATGCCGGAGTTACCAAGGGCACCGACGACTGCGGCGATGTCTTCGAATTTCTGGTTGAATTCTGCGGCGATCGGGCCGACAGCCTGGAACGACTGAGCCATCTGTTCGATGTTGACATTTGACGAGGAGAACGTCTGGGCGAGAATGTCGACCGCTTGGGGGAGCTTGCTCAGCTCGATTCGGAACCCCTTGAGGATGTTGGTAGTGATGTCTGACGCCCGCCCCAGGTCGATCTGGGCGGCGGACGCGATGGAGATAGTGCTCGGGATGGCCCCGATCGTAGCGGCGGCATCCAGTCCCGTCTTGGCCAAGAACGACATGCCTTCAGAAACTTCTACAGCCGTGAACCTAGTTGTTGAGCCGAGGGATCGGGCGCGGTTCTCCAGGGCCGAGAAGGCCTCGGTGCCACGCTCGACGTTGGTCAGAATCGCCGTGAGGTTCATGGCCGATTCGAATTCCCCGGCCACACCTATGGCGGACTTCAATGGCCCCAGGAACCCGCGCACTAGAGCGCCGCCCGCAAGTGTGGCTGCAGCTCCGATGCCCAGCATGCTAGTGCGGAGGGTACCGACCCCTACTGCCGCCGCGGTGGACGCGGTTCCGGTCGTGCGGATCTTCGCGGAAAATTGGGAAGCCGAGGTGGTAGCGGACTTCATCTGGGTGCCCGTGGTGCGCAGGTCTACCCCTAGCCTCTTGAGGGCGACGGAGGCCATCTTCGCTGAAACCGCGATCTGTGCGATGTCTTTCGCTACAGCTTTCGCGCCACGTTGCCGTACAACAATATCAAGAACTTCAGCCATTAGATGCCTTTCGCCACACTGCCACGCACGAAGGTCAACAGTTTTGACCTGCTGCCCTTCATTTTAACCCGTGCGATATCCATCGCTATGCGCACAAAGCCTGCCGGCGCTTGCCGGCTAGACCCTTTGTTCAACCACTCAAGGTATTGGACCTTGTCCCCTCCATTGGCGATATGCACTTCCACCACGTCTCTCGCGAAGATCTGTTGCTCGATCAAGTCCAGGTTCAAGGTGGTCCGCGCTTCACTGACCACGTCCTGCTTGCTCCGGAACGATCGCTCGGACAAGTCGGGCTGTCCGAGCGATGCAATCCAATTGGAGCGAGCCCTGGTTGTGTCGACGGGGGTAGCTCCAGTCACGGCGCTAATGGCAGTTATGCTGGTGTTGCGCACTACCCGGGCAGCACCTTTCACTACCCCGCCTGCAATGCGGACGAATCGGCGCGCAAACTGATCAGGATTTGCCACCTCTGCTCGCCTCCTGTTTCTCTGCTTGGAAGTTCATGTACACGGAGTCTAGTTGCTGGATCAGGTACATGAACGCCTCGTACTCGTCTTTGTCGTGGTTGTACCCGTGTACCTGGGCGAACTCGTTCATGACCGTCCACGGCACCGGCCCGACCGCCATCCCAACCGCCCTGCAAGACGACAAGTCCCAGAAGGCCGAGAGAATGGTCCTCTGGTACTCGGTGTTTAACAGCGGGGCGTTTGCGAGGGCTGGAGGCAGGGGAGTCCCCGAGTCCTGCGCCGCCTTCAAGATGAATGCCGCGTCTTTACCTTGGCGGAGCTGGAACGCGAGAAACTCCCTTAGGATTTTGCGTCGGAGTCTACTCCCGCCAACAGGAAGTTGTTTCGGTCCATGGAGTCGTTCATGATCGTGTTGAACAGCTCAGGCAGTTCGAGTAGTAGGTCCTTGACTGCCTGCTTCGAGAACGTAATCTCTTGCCCGTCACGTCCGATGACGCCTTCCCACCCGGTCACAATCGCGTGGGCGTAGCAGTCTGCCAAAATGCCGCGTGCCAGCTTCTCGTCCATCGTACCGGCGTTTTGCTGGACCTTATAGGGCCGCATCCGCATCTCGTGGTATCGCTGGAACTTCTCGTTGGTCCCGCCGGCCCGGGCTACCCAGACCTTCATGCCTCGACCGAAGTCGATCTCATGGCCCTTCTTCGCTGAGTCCGAGTTCATCTCGAACATCTCGAATACGTTCAGGCCTTTGACCTCGTCCTTCTTGTCGCTTTTCTTGGCGTCCATGGGGGTTTCCTTGTTCGCGTTGTGAAAAACGCCCGGGGGGTACGCGTGCCCCCCGGGCAAAAACTCAAGGAAGCACGCTTCCAAGAGGAGTCAAATGGCTGCCCTTAGGCAGACTTCACGAAACCACCGAACCGCTGGTAGTTCATCGTGTACCCGAACACCGCATGTCGCAGAGCCGTGTAGCCCAGCGGCAACGTGGTGTCTTCGTTCTTGGCTGCGACTTCTGCCGCACCGTCGTTGAACTTGATCTTCGGCAGGTCGATGACGATCGCATGATCATCGTCGTCCACGTAGCGCACGTCGACAGCGGTGTCTTCGTTGGCGATGACCTTGCGGGCCAAGTCCGAGTTGTCGAAGAACGTGTTCATGCTGCCCGTCACCGTGAACTCGCCGTCCCCGATAGAGATGGCACCCAGGAACCCAACGGCGTTGCGCTGCCGCAGGTTATTGGCGATCTCCACCGTGAACTCCGTCACGTAATTGGCTCCCGTGATGGCGACGCCGTTTTCCGACAGTCGCGCCACGTTCGAGCTGGAGTTCAAGATGTTTACAGACTGCGCGGTGATCGTAGTTGCACCGGCCGCTCGGCCTGTGCCGCCGGCAACGCCGCCGGGCAGCTGCTCCGCCGTCGCCTGTTCGCTGATCGTCGAGTAGAAGGCGTCCTTGCCAGAGAACGTAACCCCTGTGGTTACGATGGCTTGACTGGGCGCAGAGATCTTGTACTGGTCGATCGTCATGCCACGGAAGTACTGCCACGTGACCTCGGCCGTGTGATCCGCGAACTCCTCTTCGAGGGAGTAGCTCTTGGTGGTCGTGCTGTTGGTCAGCCGATCGCCGACGTAGATGTCGACCGCGCCCGCCGGGGTTTCCGTCGCCGCGCCGAGAGGCACGAGGTCGAAGGTCAAGATCTTGGCTACGGGATCGATCTGTAGTCGGTAGAACCCGTTGTTCGCGGGGGTGGCGACGAATCCATCGAGACAGATCCAGTCCCCGGCTTGGAGGCCCAGAGCGGCCACTGTGGTGAAGTCCAGGACGGTGGCAGTCAGCGTGCCGGTGGTCCCAGAGATCGCCAAGGCCTGATCGCCATCCGCGCTTCGATGTCCCACGACAGTCAGGCGAGCCTGATTGGGCGGGGTGGTCTCGGCAGCAGCAGTGAGCGTTATGAACGAGATGTTGGTGGAAGCAGCCTCGGCGATGTGGAACACGTTGTTCGCGGCCACGCTGAATTTCTCGCCACGCACAATGTCATTCTCGATGATGGTGTCGCCCTCGTCCGTCACCGTGAAGTCCGTGGCGGCTGTGGCTGCAGTGATCTGCGTATCGCCTTCGGCGTTCAGCCGATTGACCCGCGTCTGGAAGGTGTTGAATAGCGCCCCCTCCAGGAACTGGTCGTGGATGTAGAACGCCAACTCGGAGTTGATGTCCCCGGTGGCTTCTCCGCCGACCAAAATGAGGTCGTCCAGCTGACGGTCAGCCCTAATCTTGGCAGAGGGCTCCGTCTTCGGGCTGAACGCCAGCCCAGGTGCCCCTGTCATGCATAGTTCAACGAAATCTGCGGTTGAAGGCACGACGCCAAAGGTAGCCTCGGCCGTTGCTCGGATGGTGACTCGATTTGTATTACTCATGATACTCCTACGTTACTCTGTCCCAGGTGAATGAGGCTTCGACGTTTGTTTGGAAAAAGGCCCCGTCGACATCCGGCCCTACCTCTTTCGGAGCTACATCCCAGAACCACAAGTTCCCGACCGCTCCCGCGTCATTGATCGCATTCGTTACAGCATTGGCGATTGCGTCAGTGACCTCCATCCCGGTGTTCTCCGGGACAAAAACTTGCAAAATCATAATTCCGTGGTTACGGAACCGAGCAGCGTCTCCGACACTTGCTCGTCCGCCAGTAGCATTCTTGATAGTCAGTCTGCCCCACGTAGAACCATTAGGTCTTTCGAATGTTCGGTTGTTGTACGCCAGCGGCGCGCTGTCCGTAGCGGTATTCCAGGCGGTACGAACCAGTGCCGTAATGTCTGTGCGTGCAGAGTCAAGATCTGTCGCCATGCGCTAGGCCCTCAGGTCGCAGATGAAAAGGATCGCTGTCGGACCGGGCTTGACCAGCTCCACGTCCGAGATCGTCCAGGTCTTGTCGCCGTCCACGATGGTGCAGTCCGCGTTGACTTCGAAAGGCAGTCCTTTGGCCGGAACGAAGCACTGGGTGCCTGTCGCCAGGACCGTGGTACGGGCTCCTTCCGGAGCACCGATCGCCTGCAGTAGCGCCACGTTCAGTGCCGCCGACTCGTTGGTGAAGAACGCGCCGACCGTGCCTGCGGTCGTAACCACCGGAGTGCCGATCTTCTCGGGGGCACTGGGGTCGTCCGGGATTACAGTCCGTATGACCTGAATTGGGCGACCATCCTCTTCGATCAGCTCGTAGGCTAGGTCGACGAAGTCGTCATGTACGCCAGCCATTATGCGCGCACCGTTCGCAGACCATACGCAGAGACGAACCCGCTGCGCTTCATGAGTTCATCCGCGTTCCCGTAGCTCGGCCACTTGCCAGCCCGGCTGGACTGGTATTTGATCTGCTTGACCAGCGGCCCGATCTTCTTGAACTCTTCCTTGACGCGCCGACCAGAGACGTCCTCGGTTTCGAGGTCGTACCTCAGCATCCGTGCCTCGCTGGTCGTGGGGTCGAGGGCTCTGGCGGCGTACTCGCACCAGGAGTTCAGGAGCCCACTCGGTAGCTCGTCCTCTTCGACTTCCACGCCCCTCTCGTCGATCATGTTGGACCGAGGCCACCGCAGGTTCTGGGGGTCCGTGTCGTCGTCGCCTGGATATGTGATTTCGCCGGAGAACCTCCACCTTGAATCCGTGTAATCCGTAGCGATGATGGCTGCCGCCACTTGGTTGGACTCGTCGGCAGACAGCCAA